ATGTGGTGTATAATGGAAATATAATTATAATCGTTGCAGATAATGAAAAGGGTATAACTACTTGCAACGAGGTTATACCCTTTTCCTTACCTCAATAAAAAATATGAAAAATGAAAATTATATAACTATTCAAGGTTGGATGATAAATGATCTCAACCTTAAAGGAAATGAATTGTTGTTATATGCAATAATTTATGGATTTTCACAAGATGGCGAAGGAGAATATTACGGAAGTCAAAGATATATATCAAAAGCTATGAAAATATCTTTGCCAACAGTAAATAAATTAATTAATTCCTTACTAAAAAAAGGATTAATAATTAAAAAAGAAGAAAGCCATTATCAGGCAGTATTCAAAAGAGAAGAAACAGAGGTGTTAAAGAAAGTTAAACAGGGTGTTAAAGAAACTTTAACAGTAGGTGTTAAAGAAACTTTAACAAATAAATATAATACTAATAATATTATTAATAATAATAATATAACTTGCGAGGATAAACCTCGCAATGATGTTCAAGAGCTTTTAAGATTATTTTATGAGAACCTAAATCCTAATATAAAGTTTCAAAATAAAACATTAAGAGCAGATGCCGAGTTTTTAGTAAATCATTATCCTTTAGATAAACTGGAAATGATGATTTTATACATTAAAGAGCATCAGGGAGAGCAATACTTCCCAACGATAACAACGCCAACTCAATTAAGAGAGAAAATGGCGTCAATAATAAATCATAGAAATAGAGAAATTAAAGGAAGTAAAATTATAAAAATATGAATCAAGAAATAACAAAAAAGAATAAATGTCTTTTAACAAGGGAGGGGATTGAAATATGGATTGATGATATTCAAGCAGAAAAAATATCACAACTGATTTTAACTGCCAAAGAAAACAAACTAATAGAAGTTGACGGCGAAACAATATCAGTCAATTCAATCTCAGGAATATACTCAGCTCAAAAAATTGAGGACCTAAGAAGAAAAAAGCAAGGACAATGGCAGTGCGAGTATTGTAAACGATGGCATCAAAAAGATGAGCAATGCGGGTGTGATGGAGGAAGATATTAAAAACATTTGACAAAAAAAATAATAAGAATATAATAGAAATATGAAGAACAATAAAACACCAGCAATAATACAAGAGCTATTAAACAAAGGAAACACTGTGTTAGATATAGCTTTAGCACTCCGAACAAGTCCGCAAGGAGTTTATTACTATATCAGAAAACACAACTTAAAAAGAGATGTGGACAAAAATCACTTGACAAAAAAAATAGGGGGGAATATAATGAAATTAAGATAAAGGTCGGCAAAAAATAATTAAGATATTAGTTAAGATTAAAAAAATGAATAAAAAAACAATAACAGAAACAGCAATAACATCGGTAATTCTGATTACATTATTTGCTGTTTTTTTAATAGGATTAGACAAAGCGTTAGATGCTCAAGAGCAAGTAGAGTGCTACAAACTCCAAGCTAACGCTGAGAAATATAAAAACTTTCTTTATTCTTTAGAAAATAGCGGTGGTTTCTACATAACTACCATAGAAAAAGAGATGTGCGAACACCACGGAATAGCAGTGGACGCACCAGTAAGATAATTAATTAAGATAAACAACAAAATATGACAACAAAAAAAGGGATAATAAAAAGATTGAAAGATATTGATTTAGCATTAGACCAAAATCTTTCAATTGTGAGAGCAACGGAAATACTAGAAGAAGAAGAGATAATAAGTTTTAGTTTTTCTTATAGAGAAAAAAATGAGTGTGATAGTTGGTTGCAGGTAGAGGCGTATATCCCAGAACTAAATAAGATAATTATAATTGATTATGACGCACCTGATTGTTTTGATAATATAGAGGATTTTGTAGACAAGCTATTATCATATGAAAAGGAAGTTGAAACAATAAGATATAGAGTTAAAAGATAAAAGGTCGGCAAGATAATTAAGATAATAATAAATAAAAATAAAATGACAAAAGAAGAATTAATAAAAGAATACGCCCACACTTTCAGTGATATGGAAATGTCAGAGGATTATTTGAAAGCAATGCTTGAGGATTTCATAGAAGATTTAGAAATGTGCGTAATTGAAGATGAAGATGTGGGAGATTTAGAGAGAGAAAGATAAGTTAAGATAAAAAAATATGGAGACAATAAAATTAAACACCGAGGAAGCCATTAAAATAGCAGAGGAAAAAGCAATGACATTGGCGAACAGGTCAAGAATAAGAGTTAATAGCCAGCCCACGCTTGACCAAGCAAAAGCTTCTCTATTAGAGGTTAAAGAGATTAAAAAGATAATAGAGGAGAAAAAAGATAGCGTTGTAAGACCTCTAAATGAAGCGTTAAAAAATACAAGAGCATTATTCAAACCGATAGAGGATAAGGTAGAAGTAATTGAAAGCTACCTTAAAGGAGAAATCTTAAAATACAACACTAAACTTTTAGAGGAACAAAAAAAAAGGGAAGCTGAGGCAGAGAAAAAAATAAAAGATGGTGCGACATTTGAGGAAGTTACAAAATCAATCGGAAAGGTAGTAGAGAAATTAGAAACAATTCCTACAAGGAAGATTAAAAGATTAAAGATAGTGGACGAAACTCTAATACCAAGAAAGTTTCTAATACCTAACGAAGTAGCAATCAAAGAGGCGTTATTGGCAGGAGAAAAAGTATCAGGTTGCGAGTTAGTAGAAGAAGAAATAATAATTAACAGATAATAATTAAGATAAAAAATATGACAAAAGAAACAATAGAATCAAAGTTAGATATAAAGAAGTTGTATGATGAGCTTTCAAAGCCATTAGATAAGAAAGCTATTCAAAGGTCTAAAAGTGAGGATACAAAAAAAGGCTATGACACAACTGGATATGGATACCAGTTTATAGTCAATCGCTTTAACGAGGTTTTAGGAATAGGTGGCTGGAATTGGTCTTTTGAAGAAGTTGAAAGAGCAGAAGGAACATATAAGTCAGGAACGAAGTTTATTTCAATTACTGGGAAAGCAACAATAGTATTAAACCTACCTAATGGACAAGTGTCTCATAGCGAGTATGGAGGCCACCAATCATCAAACTTAACTGATGCGTTAAAAGGAGCATCAACAAACGCACTAAAAAAGACAGCGGCATTCTTTGGTGTAGGTAAAGATGCTTTTGAAGGAAGTATTGATGAAGATAATCAGGAACAGCCAGAAATTAAAAAGCCAGCCATAACAAAGAAAGAGAAGGACGGGGAAACAAAAACAACACTAAATGAAACTCTTTTGATGATTGACTCAATTAAAGATACTGAGACATTAGAAAAATGGAAAAAGAAATTAGAAACAAGCAAGATAAATGATATTCATAGAAGAGTGATAGAAGCAAGATTAGAAAAAAGATTAGAAGAGTTAAAAGAAGTATAATATGGACATCAGGATTAAAAATTATCTCTCCTGGAGCCAGTATAGTTTATTTCTTAGTAGTCCTGACGAATATAGAAGAGTTTACATTTTAGGAGAGCCAAGCTTCAAAAATGTAGAAATGGACTTTGGTTCAAAGATTGCCCACGGGTTAGAACAAGAAGACCTTACAGGAGATGCGGAGATTGACTTCTGTAAAGTCGCCATTCCTGAGGTTGATGAAAGAGAGAAAGAGATAAGAGTAAAGTTCAAAAATGTTCCTTTACTAACTAAAATGGACGGCTTTATTAAGCCAAACATTATCCACGAATACAAAACAGGACATAATGCTTGGACTCAAAGAAAGGTAGATACATTTGAGCAACTTACTTTCTATGCTTTTGCTCTATTCCTTCAAACAAACAAAATACCTGAAATATCATTATTCTGGATACCAACTAAGAAAGAAAATGGAGTTATATCCTTAACAGGAGAGAATCCCATAGAGTTCAAAACAAAAAGAGGATTATCAGATTTTACAATAATATCAAAAAAAATAGAAAAGGTATGGAAAGGAATAGGAGAAATGGTGAGTCAAGAATTAAATAATTAAAATAAATAAATAAATAAATATGAACATAAATAAAATAATTTTAGCAGGGAAGGTTGTATCGGATATAACCTTCTCAAAAACAGAGACAGAATCCTCAATAGCAAGATTTACACTTGCTACTAATAGATTTTTCAAAGGTAGAGACGGAGAAAGGAAAACCGATACCTGTTATCACAATATGGTAGCGTGGGACCTGATAGCAGAAACGATAGCAAAGTATGTAAAGAAAGGAGATGAATTAGGCATCTCCGGTAGGTTAAATAATAAATCAGTCAAACAGGAAGACGGAAGCTATAAAAATTATAGTCAAGTAGTGGTAGAAGAGTTCTATTTTGGAGATAATAAAAATAGAAAAGAACAGCCAGAGGTAAAGGAAATAGACGATGAAGCGATAAACGAAGCGTTAAGGGATATTCCTTTCTAATAATTAGTTAATAATAAATAATATGAACAGAGAAACAAAGTTCAGAGCAATATCAAAGGAAACAAAAAAGTTTGTATATGGAGATGTAGACCAATGTGATGGATTCTGCACAATATCCAATACAACAAAGATTAAAGATAATGAATATAAAAGATTTTCTCACATTGTTATTCCTGAAACAGTAGGACAATTTACAGGATTGAAAGACAAAAATGGAGTAGAGATTTATGAAGGAGATATTGTTAAAACATCAGAAAATTATCCCATAGATAATTTGGAACCTATAACCAATGAAAGTATTATCGCAGAAGTTATTTTTAATAGAGGTAGATATTGCCTTGCGACAGGAACATTTACTTCTACTTTAATACCTGAAATGTGTGAAGTAATAGGAAACATTATAGAAAAAAAAGGAAAAAGAGTTAAATAATTAAGATAAAAATATGGCAATAATACCAAAATTAAAAGGAATGGTATTAAACGGGAATATCGTCCTTGATTATAACGATAAGATAAAGCAACAGAAATGGCTACAATCACTCAACGGAAAAAGAATTGAGATGATATCAGACCATTTAGAGCAAAGAGGACAATCCCGCAAAACGCTTATTACTGGGGTGTGGTTCTTAAAACAATATCAAAAGAAACAGGATATACATCAGAAGAGCTACACGAGTTCTTTAAGAGAATTTTTCTTAAAAAAGAAATAGTAATCGGCGGGAAAGTTTACGAAACATCAATCAGCACGAGGAAATTAAAAAAAGACCAATTTTCAGAATACATTGAAAAAATTAAAGGATTTGTATTTCTAAGATTAGATTTAGTAATCCCCGAGGCCGGAGAATACGAACCTGATGGATTTATAGTTGACGAAGATATAGACGAAATAAAAATTGAAGATATACCATTTTTATGACAATAAAGAGAGTAACAACAATATGGGCAGGTCAAGTAGCTGTCCACGAGAAATACATAAAACAAGCCAAGAAGCGGAAACAGGATTTAGAAATAATCGTGGACAATCAGATAATGTTTATAAAGGTCGGCGATTTAGATTATAAGGTAAGAAGAATATCAGCACCCATACAAGACAAGTTCTCCTCAGGAACATACAGACTATGGTATTTTGATTGGAAGCCAGAAACAAAAGAGGAAGAAGAAAAGAGGATGTGTGGGTATTAAATAACTAAATAAAATATGCTAAGTAAAAGTATTCAACAAAAAGGCAAAAGAGCAGAAAAAGAAGTTGCCAATAGAATTGAAAGGGCTGGATTAGGAAAAGCAAGAAGAGAAGCAGGAAGTGGTAATGGCAAAAATAAAGCAGATATTTTTGCTAATATCCCATTTCTTATAGAAGTGAAAAATCAGAAAACGATAAAGTTTCAAGAGTGGATTAAACAAGCAAAAGAACAAGCAAGAATTGGCAATTCAGACCCGAATAAATGGTGCCTAGTAATAATAGACCCTTCAGGAGTCCAATCACCCGAAAGAATGGAAATATATGCCACCATAGAATTAGATGAGTTTCTGGGATTATTAAAAAGGTCGGCTAATCCCAGAATAAAGGAACCAGATAAAGAAATGGCAAGGTTAATGGAAAGAGCAAGGGAGTTTTGTAGAAGATTAGAAAAAGATGAAACAGATGTTTATTCTTATAAAAGATTCAAAATGTTAGCAACAGAGATAATGAAGAAATTAGATTGTTGACAAATGAAAAAAGTGATATAATAAATACATATCTATATGAACAAAGAACATCTGTTCGTAAAAATAATGATAGCAACTCTGTTTTTTGCGGGATTACTTATAGGATTAGTAATTAGTAGCGGTAAAGAGTGTCCAGAATATCACAACAGACAAGACAGCTTTTTGACAACATATAATAGTCCAATTCTAATCAAGGAACAAACATACGCAACAATAACAGCGTATAATACCGTTCCAGAACAAACTTGGGGAGACCCTTGTATCTCTGCTTCAGGTGATAATATCTGCGGAAAGAAAAATGTAGTAGCTTGTCCACGCTCAATTCCATTAGGAACTTGGGTAATAATAGATAATGAGTATTATCAATGCTTAGATAGATTAGCATTAAAATACGATGACAGATTTGATATAAGTTTTGATAAGGATATAGAGGGGGCAAAAGAGTTTGGCAAGCAAAATAAAGAAGTTTTAATTATAAGGTGAAAAAATGGAAAAAAGTTTGTCATTAAAAGCAAAAAGAAAGCAACAAGAAATAAAAGAACGAGACAGAGAAAGGAAAAGAAAGGCAATGTTTGACCCTGAAAAAAGAGCGAAACACTATGAAGCGATTAAGAGATATAGAGAAAAAGAAAGAAAAAGAAAAGCAGGACATAAAGGAAGTATTGATTTAATAAGAGCAAGAAATATAAGTGAGGTATTATGAGGTGCTTAATTTGTGGAAATGAGTGCGTTAACAAGGATAAGAATATATGTTCTAATTGTTCAACATCTGGATTAGAATACAGAGAAAGTCCTCCAGTTAGAGCAAAGAGAATATCATTTGATGAATACGATATGGAACATTTGTATTCTATTATGGTTAACTTTGAAGATGATTGTTGTGAGTGTCAGCAACTTAAAAAGAGAATAGAGAAATTTTTAGGAGAAGAAACAATGAAAGAAATAATGAAAAGCAAAAGAAATAAAAAATAATAAAATTGGTGGTGGCGGAAAAGGTGAGACGCTTGGGGGTATGTAAAAATCCGCACATACCCTGACTAATAATACGAGGGTTGTTAGCCCCTTGGGATGGTGTAGCGGCACCAGTAAGAGTCCCACAAAAGACCTGTAGGGTGACCAAAGATAGTTGACCATTAGGAAAACTTTCTACGAATTCCCTACCCACCAAAAAGTAAAAAAAATAACAAGAGGTAGTATGCAAAAAGGTAAGCAATGTTAAATTACCGTAACCAACGAGCAGAGGTCAATCTGCAACAGGCAAGAATTACATCTATAAGGTGTTGAAATAGGGGTATTGCCATTGTGAGGTGCAAATCCTCACCTACCTCACTAAAAGCGTTTTAATTATAAGGTGAAATATGAAAAAGAAAACTAAAAAAACAATAGTATTTATGGATACTAAAAATCAAACAGTAGATGAAGATTACGCTGAGAAACTTAGACAAGAATGTAGAAATCGTCTTGGTTGGAAGGTTGAAAAGGGAAGTGAGATATACGATGCACTTACTGAGTTTTCAAAAGGATACAGTAAAGAAAAAAGAAATATTCAAGAAGTATGGACGATATTTGCTATCGCTCACAGATTATATGGAAATAAATAAATAAAACAATGAACAAAAAAACAAAGAACTTCTCTGACCTATCAAAAAAACAAAAAGATAAAATAATATCTGATAGTTGTGAAGGAGCTAATGAGGAGCAGGCAAAATTACTCTTAGAATTAACCGAGAAAGAGAAAGAAAAAGAAAACGATAAAGAACAAGCAAAACAAGCAGAAAGTTATCTATCTCTTGTTAAAGAGATGATTAGATTAAAATATAGAAACGATGACGAACCAACCAAAGCTGATTATTATGCCAAAGGATACAGAGATGGGGTGAAAGAAACATTGAATACAATAATAGAAGCATTAGAAGAGCAATATAAACAAATAAAATGAAACTAAAAGAAAAGATAGTAATACAACTTATCAACGAATGGAGACAATTTATACCGAGTGACACTGTTAAATGGAATTGGACTACCTTTACATTCTTTGATTTTGAAATAGAAAAAGAAAGTTGGTTAGGTCATTTTACTATACATTTTGTTATACTTGGCATCGGAATATACATAGGGATACTCTATAAAGAGACAGAAGAGTTAAAAGAAATAATGGAATTGGCTCAAAAAGAAGCAGGAAAAATAAGAACAGAGAAGCATTAAATAAATAATCATAATAAAATAAAAATATGGAAACACAAACACCAGAAAAACAAATATCTGAGAAACAAAAAACAACAGCGATATTATTAGCGTTCTTTCTGGGAGCGTTAGGAATACATAGATTCTATGTTGGCAAAACAGGAACAGGAATAATTATGCTACTTCTAACCTTAACAATAGTAGGAGTCTACATTTCAGGAGTATGGGCTATTGTTGATTTAGTGATGATAGTATGTGATAAGTTTAAGGATGGAAAAGGATTAATTATTAATAAGTAAAATGAAAGTAAATCAAATCAAAATACAAGATATAAAGCCATACGGAAATAATGCTAAAAAACATTCTAAGAAACAGATTGAACAAGTTGCCAATAGCATTAAAAGATTTGGATTTGTGCAACCACTTGTAGTTGATAAAAATAACGAGTTGATTATTGGACATTGTAGATTAGAAGCAAGTAAAAAATTAGGATTAACAGAAGTTCCTGTGTTGAAAATTGAAGATTTATCAGAAGAAGAAGTAAAAGCATTAAGATTGGCTGATAATAAGCTAAATGAAAGCGAATGGGATATGGACTTAGCAATAGATGAATTGAAGGGATTAAGTGATGATTTATTAGATTTAACTGGCTTTGATAAAGATTTAATTATAGAGTCAGACGAAAAAGACAACGAAATTCCAGAGATCCCTGAAGAACCGAAAAGTAAATTAGGAGATTTGTATGAATTGGGAAATCATAGGGTGTTGTGTGGAGATAGCACGAATGATGAAAATATTAAAAAATTATTTGGAAAAGAAAAAGCAAAGATTATATTTACATCGCCACCATACAATATGGCAGGAGGGATGTATGAGAATTATGAAGATAATCTTAAAAGAGAAGAATATATAGATTTTAACCTAAAAGTAGTAAATAATTGGAAAAAATATCTTTACGGGTTTCTTTTCTGGAATATAAGTTATAATAAAAATTCAAGAGATGAGTTTATAGAAATACTTTATAGAATAATAAAAGAAACAGGATTGAAATTTTTAGAGTTAATAGTATGGAATAAAAAATCAGCGATGCCAATAGTAAGCAAGGAAGCAATGACAAGAACTTACGAAGATATATTAGTTGTTGGAAACGATGATAGTATAAGAGAAGATATTGAAATGGGAGCTATATTGAGAAACTCAAAAGAAGCATTTTTTAATACAAAGACAAAAAAATGGTTAAATAATTATTGGGAAATAACAGTAAACAAAACTCAATTAGACAATCACAAAGCTTGTTATCCAGTATCATTGCCAACAAAAGCAATTTTAATAATGACAAAAGAAAAAGAAATAGTGGCTGACCCATTCTTAGGAAGTGGGACAACGATAATAGCATCAGAAAAAACAGATCGTATATGCTATGGGATGGAGATTAGCCCATTATACACAGATGTAATTGTAGAGCGTTGGTGCAGATATACTGGTATAACAGATATAAAAAAGAATGGTGTTGATTATAAATGGAAATTGTAGGATAATACTATTAATAATAAGATAAAATAAGCAATATGACAAAAAATAAAGGAGGTAGACCGACAAAAATGAGTAAAGAAACTATAGCAAAGTTAGAGGAGGTTTTTTCTTTAGGTGGAAGCGACTCAGAAGCTTGTTTTTATGCTAACATTTCAAAGCAAACATTATATAATTACCAAGAAAAAAACCCAGAGTTTGTTGACCGAAAAGAAGCACTTAAAGAAAAGCCAATACTAAAAGCGAGACAAACAGTAGTTAAAGCGTTAGATGACCCTAAAGATGCTCAATGGTTTTTAGAAAGAAAAAGAAAGGAAGAGTTTAGCTTTAGACAAGAAGTAACGGGAGCAGAGGGAAAAGAACTTAAATTATTATCAGAAAAACAAATAGAAACATTAAAAGAAAAATTAAAGAACGAATAGTATGTTCATAGTTGATATAATACTATCAAAACTATACAAAATGAATAATTTGGTTTCATTACTAATAATGTTTATATTAATAGGAGTAGCATCATTAGTAGTAATGATAGAAATAGGAACAGCATTTTATTTATTGAAATTAGTATTTTTTACCCTTGCAGGAAATACAATCGGAGGGTATTTTTTAATATTGTTATGGATATTTATATTGTATAAGATTGCGACAAAATGATAGACGAAAAGGAAATAATGCAATTGGGTAGAATAGACCTGATTAACTTCAGCATATTAACTGACCCTAATTATATTCCCAACTGGCATCATTTACTAATAGCTGACTATCTTGAAAAAGCAGAAAGAGGAGAGATTAAGAGATTGATAATACAGATGCCACCGAGGTCGGGAAAACAAATATCAAATGACACTCCCGTTTTAACAGTTAATGGTTGGAAAAATCACGGTGATTTACAAAAGGGAGATATTGTCTTCGGAAGAAATGGAGAAAAAGTTTCTGTTCTAAATACATCAGAAGAAACATTATCTGAATATGTTGTTAAGTTTATAGATGGTTCAGAAATATATACACACGGAAATCACGAATGGTTAGTTTTTGATAGAAAAAATAGAAAAGAAAGAATTATTGAAACAAAAGAATTATTTAATGAAAACCTTACATTTTCAGGAGAAAAAGGAAAAAGGGGACATCTTTACAGATATAGTGTAGATTATAATGTTCCAGTTAATAAAGTGAAGAAATTAGAAAAATTAGGATATAAAGCATCTTCAAGGTGGATACATAATATAACAGGAGTTGAATATTATCACTATATTGGAAAAAGAGCTATCGTATCAGTTGAAAAAGCAAAAGAGGTGAAATACGGTAAATGTATTGAGGTTGAAGGAGGTATTTATCTTGTAGGAAAAAATCTAATACCAACACATAATAGCCAACTAGCATCAATTAACTTTCCAGCTTGGTATTTAGGAAGAAACACAAACAAAGAAATAATAACATCTTCTTATTCAGGGGATTTAGCAATTGATTTCGGACAGAAAACAAGAGATTTAGTTAGAGATGAAGCGTATAAAGCAATATTTCCAGAACTTGAGCTGAGAGAAGATTCGCAAGCAAAGAATAAATGGCTTACAAAACAAGGCGGTAGTTATATCTCGGCAGGAGTTGGTTCAGCTATTACCGGAAGGGGAGCTAATCTATTTTTGATAGATGATCCGATTAAGAACAGAGAAGAAGCGAATTCAGAAACGATGAGAAAAAAAACTTGGGAATGGTTTACTTCTACGGCATTTACCCGTTTATCTCCTGATGGAGTTGTAATAATTATTCAGACGAGATGGCATCAAGATGATTTAGCAGGTAGAATACAAGAGATGGACGATGATAATCAATGGACGGTATTAAGTTTGCCAGCTATTGCAGAAAAAGATGAGAGGTATATAATTAAAGGTAGAACATATGAAAGAAAGGAAGGAGAAGCTTTATGGACAGAAAGATATAGTTTAGAAGAAACATTAAAGATTAAAAAACAAATAGGGGTATATGATTTTTCTTGCCTTTACCAGCAAAACGCTATTAATGAAGAAAATCAATTATTCAAAAAAGAATGGTTTACCTATTACGAAGAAGCTGATATAATAAATAAAGATTTAGAAGTTTATGTAACGGTTGACCTTGCAGGTTGGGAAGAGTCAGTAAGCGATGATAACACATCAATTCAGGTAGTAGGAAAAGAGAGTGGGTCAAACATCATTTATAAATTAGAGGACTTCACGGGAAGGTTTAATCCGACTGAAGTAATTGATAACTTATTTTACTTAAAAGATAAATATAAACTAAAACTAATAGCAGTCGGAATAGAAACTAATGGGTATCAAAAATCATTAGAGTTCTTTCTAAAACAAGAAATGGACAAGAGGGGAAAGAGATTTAATGTAATACCATTAGTTGGTAAAACAAAAAAAGAATTAAGGATAAAAGGTTTAATACCCTTTTATGAGAGCAGATTAATAAAACACAGAAGCAACGGAATGGATAATGCTTTAGAAGATGAATTATTAGTATTCCCATTTGGTAAGCACGATGATAGGATAGACGCTTTAGCATATATGTTACAAGTAATGGAGCATACTAAAAATCCGGAAAAGAAGCGTTCATTTGTTCCAGATTATAATAAATTATATTAAAATGAAATACTACACAGAAAAAAACAAAAAGGCGACACCTTCTTCTTACAGACCAAGTAAGAAAGAAAGAGAAGTTTATGCAATGGTTCTCAAACACTTTGATAGGAGTTGGGAAGATATGTATAAGCCATTTCAAGAGTTTAACAACAGAAGTTTAATTCAAGAAATTGCGAGAAATCAAAAACTTTTCAATACATATCAAAAACCTAAAGATGCTGACCCAGAGTATTCTTGGAGAAGCAACGCTGTAAATCCGACAACAAGAAATAAAGTTATTTCTATTGTAGCCCATATAACAGGTTCAATATTATACCCTAATATCTATGCTCAAAATGACAGACAAGAAGAAGACAAAGAAGCGGCAATTGTGATGAGAGATTTAATAGAGTGGGTAGTAAACAATTCTGATTATGCGATGACATTTTTATACGCAGTAATATCAGCTTGTGTAAATCCAGCAGTAATAATTCATCAGGAGTATGTTGAAACATTTAGAAAGATAAAAGAGATAAAAGATAGTGGAGATTGGGAATACAAAGAAGTATTAGATGAAGCATTATCAGGATTTATTCAATCAATAATTCCTAATGATGAGCTTTTGATAGAAAACTTTTACGAGCCAGATATTCAAAAACAAGGATATTTAATTTGGAGAAAGATTATATCCTACGATTTAGCAGAGAGAAAATACGGACATTATAAGAACTTCAAGTATGTCCACCCTGGAATAGAAGTGCTATATTCAGAACAAAATGGTGCTTTTTACGAGGAATACAGTCAAGATGAGTATTCCGTAGAGCAAGTATGGTATTATAACGCATATAAAGACCTTATGCTTCTATTCGTTAATGGAGTATTGCTAACAGATTGCGAAAATCCTAACCCAAGAATTGATAAGATGTATCCAATGGCTAAGACATTCTACGAGCCAATCAGTCCAGATGCAAGGTTCTTTTATGGAAAGAGTTTAGTAAACAAGCTTGGTCCAGACCAAGAGGTGATTGATAAGTTATATCAGATGATTATTGACGGAACATATTTAAGCATTATGAAGCCATTAGTAGTTGGTTCAGCAGAAGGAATTGATAGTTCAATAGTTATTCCGGGAAAAGTAACAGTTTTAGAGCAAGAAGCTAAAATCAATCCTATTGATGTAGGAACAAACCTACAAGCTGGATATAATACCAAAGTTGAAATTGAAAGAGCAATGACAGAAAGTTCATCCTCTGTTCAACAACAAGGAATAAGTCAAAAGGGAGGACAGACAGCATACGAAATAAGTGCTCTTGAAAATAACGCAAGAGTAATGCTTGGTTTCTTCGGAAAGATGATTGGTTTCCTTGTAAGAGATTTAGGAATGTTGATCGGAACAGATATTATTCAATACTTAAC